ATTTGTGGATTCTCTAATTTGTTTATGATAGATAATGCCCAAGTGGATAGATTGGCAAATCGTTCTATAGGATTAGTGTACTCTGTATGTTCGGTACCTAGTATGTTCTTCATCATATTACCAATATGTTTTTTCTTACTGGTTAAATAGTAAAAATAACAATCTTCAAACTTAAAACTACCATCACTAACACATATGGCGGGAGAATTTAAACTAAAATCAATCCCAACTATCGTTATCTTTTTCACTTACGTCCTCATCTATTTCGTGGCTACAAAACGGACATGTTATTGGATTCATTTCGTACTTATCATTATCCCACGCTACTATATATTTAGTTTCACAATGAGGACAATTTTTTGTAAGCTTAGTGATCATTAAAGTTTACCTTCTTCTCTCATTTTTTTTCTTATTTCGGTAGCAGATATTTTTTGTATATTTTCTGATAAAATTATTTCTTCTATTTTATATCCTACACCTCTACCATAACATATATTTGTTATATTAGGAACTAATGTTATTTTAATTCTATTTTTATAAGTAATTAAAGCTTGTTCTATATTACTTTTGACAGTTTCAAAATCAAAAGGATTATCACCAACACCTTGTACATCTCTAACTTGTATATTAACTTGTCCTGTTTTTTTAATTATTTCTTCAAATAATGTTTGGTGTCCTTCATGCCATGGTTGCCATCTGCCTAACATTTGTGCTGTTGGTTTACGATTATCCCATGTGTAAGGAATTATTTCATCAGCTATTCTTATAGACCATAATTCAGCATTTTGAGTAGGAACTCTAAAATCATATTCATTAGGTTTTTCAAATACTTTATTAGTATCTTCAAAACGACCTTCTTTTATTGTATCCACCCATACTGTATAATCGGCATCAAAATCTTTTCTAGTTTTTTCTGTTGGACATACAAAATCAGCTACAACATTTTTATTTTGATTAAGTGCTGATTGAGCCAAATCTTTCATACGTTTAGCTTGTCTTTGTCTTCCTTCAATTGAAAAATCCCAATCGTTAGCTTCTTCTCTAACTCTATCTGCATTTAGCCAAACAGCGTCAATTTTTGATACTAATTTGTCCGCTAGATAACTTTTTCCTGAACCAGGTAATCCCATTATTAATATTTTTTTAACCATATTTCCTTTTTTATAATTTAAACTTTTTAAATTGATCCTTTGTTACATCTTGTTTAATACCGCCAATAACATAACTTTCTATTTCTGTTTCTTGTGGTGCATTTTGCATTGATTTACTATTTAACCAGTGATCAACCCACGGTAATGGATTTATCTTAGTATCATATCTAGGTTCTAAACCAATTGCTTTCATTCTACGATTTGCTGTGTATTCTACAAATTGATGTAATAATTTTTCAGATAAACCTATCATAGAACCTTGTGAGAACAAATAAGTTGCCCATTGTTTTTCTGACTTAACAGCGTCATCATACATTTTATAAACTTCTGCATCTGTATCTTTTATAATCTTTAACATTACTTTATCATTTTCAACTTCTTTATAATTATTAATAATTCTTTGTGATACTGCTAGATGTTGACTTTCATCTCTTGCAATCAATGAGATTATCTTTGCTGAACCTTCTAATAGTTTTAATTCACCAAAAGCAAAACTACAAGCAAACGATACATAAAATCTTAATCCTTCTAATATGTTTACTGTGATCAATGCCTTCCACAATCTTTTCTTTAATTCATACATGTCAACTTTATCTGGTGTCAATTGATACTTGTAACCCATTTCTATTAAGTCATCATAACACTTGGTTACTGATTCTGCACGTTCTTCAATTTTCTTATCTTCGATAATCGTATCAAAAATTTCACCTGGATTTGCATATAAATTTTTTACAATGTAAGTATATGAACGACTATGTATTGTCTCCATAAAATCCCATGTTACAATACAACCTTCTAATTCTGGTAAAGAACAAAACGGTAAAAATGCCAAACAAGGTCCGCGTCCTTGTACGCTATCTAACATTGTTTGATATTTTAAATTAGATGTAAAAATATTTTTCTGTTCTGGTCTTAGTTCTTGGTAATCATTACGATCTTTTTGTAATGATATTTCCTCAGGTCTCCAAAAGAAACCTAACTGTTGTTGTGTTAACTTATCAAAAATAGGATACTTAAATGTATCATACCTTTGAACGGCCAAATCGTCACCAAAAAACATTTGTGCTTTGGTAAAATCTAAACCTTTTGCTTTATTAAATACTGATCTACTCATTTTTCTCCATTATATTTTACAAGATTCGCAATCATCATCATCAATTGAAGGTACCGTTTCTGGAACGTTATCCTTAAATCCTATTGGATGTGCCGGTTCATCTTCATCTTTCTTACCATCATAAGTATTTTGATAATAGGAAGTCTTCCAACCATACTTATACGTGGTTAATAGGTCATTTATCATTACTGATAAAGGTACCTGTCCTGTGTCGTAATTTTCAGGATTATATGACCAGTTGCCGCTAATTGCCTGATCAAAATACTTCTGCATCACTGCTACTACATTTATATATCCTTCATTTGATTTCATATCCCAAAGTAAGGTATAAAAATTCTTTAATTGATTATAATTAGGTACTACTTGTTTTAATGGACCTTTCTTAGACTTTTTAACTGACAAGTAATCTCTAGGTGGTTCTATACCATTTGTTTCATTAGATACAACACTTGAAGATTCTGATGGCATTTGAGCTGAGAGTGTGCTATGTCGAAGGCCATGCTCAACAATATCCTTCCTCAATTTCTCCCAATTAAATGATAGTTTTCTGGTTACTATTTCATCCACCTCTTTTTTGTAGGTATCAATTGGTAAGATACCATCAGAATATTTTGTTCTATTAAAGTATTCACACTTACCTTTTTCTTTTGCAAGTGTATTGCTTGCTTTTAAAAGATAGTATTGAAATGCTTCTGTTAATTCATCTACTAATTTCCACGCACCTTTTTCATGGTACATTAATTTGTTTTTTGCTAGATAGTGTGCTAGACCAATATACCCTATGCCTAAACTTCTTCTGGCCTTAGTTGATACTTCTGCGGCTTTAACTGGATATTCTTGGTGATCTATAATTTCATCTAACGATCTTACTGATAAATCACATAACTGTTCTAATTCTTCATAATCTCTTAATATACCTAAATTGATTGCTGATAATATACATAATGCAATCTCTCCATCACCATCTATATGTTGTAATGGTTTAGTAGGTAATGTAATCTCTTGGCAAAGGTTTGACATTGTAATTGTATCTTTAAATGATGAATGTGTATTGCAATGGTCTATATTCATAATATAGATACGGCCTGTTTCTGCACGTTCTTTTAATAAACTTTGTATTAATTCTTGTGCTGATATCTTTTTCTTTTTAATAGAAGTTTTCTTTTCATATTCTTCATATAGTTTATCAAACTTATCTGTACCCCATGTATCATATAATTCAGGTACATCATGTGGTGAAAATAATGTTATTTGTTCATCATTAATAAATCTTTGATAAAATAATTTAGATAATTGAATTGAGTAATCTAATTTTCTTACTCTATTATCTTCTGAACCTTTATTGTTTTTAAGAACTAATATATCTGATATTTCTTGGTGCCATATTGGGAAATGTACGGTTGCACTGCCACCTCTTACGCCATTCTGTGTACAACATTTGACTGTTGCCTCAAACTTTTTAAGAAATGGTATTACACCAGTGTGCTGAACTTCACCACCTCGTATGCGTGAATTAATTCCTCGTATGCGGCCTGAGTTAATTCCGATACCGGCACGCTGTGCAATATATCTTCCGATAGCCATATCACCAGTAAATATACTTGGTAGAGTATCATCAATATCAACAAGCACACAACTAGCATACTGCTTAACAGGAGTCCTAACGCCAGCCATAACAGGAGTTGGAATATTAATTTTAAACCTCGAAATAGCATCATAATACTTTTTAACATAAGTCATCCTTTTTTCTTTTGAGTATTTTGAAAATATCGTTGCTGATATCATCATATACATAAACTGTGGAGTTTCATAAACTTCACCTGAACTTCTATCTTGTACTAAGTATTTGTCTATTACTTGTCTTAATCCAGCGTATGTAAAATTGTAATCTCTTGTATGGTCTATCCACATATTCATACGATCAAATTCTGATTTGTCGTATTGTTTTAATATTTCAGCATCATAAATTTTTTTATCTACACATTTTTTAGTGTGTTCATATAAATGTGGATGATCCCAAAGTTTTCTAAAAATACTTTTTCTTAAACTGAATAGTAATAATCTGGCTGCAACGTATTGGTAATTAGGAGTTTCTAATGAAATTAAATCTGAAGCTGATTTAATAAGAATTTGTTGTATCTCATCTGTAGTTATACCATCATAAAATTGTAAACCGCTTTTCATTTCAACTTGTGATGCTGACACGCCTGATATATCTTCACAAGCAAACTCCACCATCTGGTGTATCTTTTCAATATTAAGAGGTTCTTTTTCTCGGGAGTTTCTTTTCTGTACTAAAATCTTTTCAATTGTCATATACTACATTTCTTCCAAATATTTAATCTAGTTAACGCTGATAATTTGTTATATGTGTTATTACTTATAATACTTTTAACCTCATCAATTAATCTTCCTGATATAATCATATCATTGATATCTTTTGATTGTATTGATTCTGGCCATATAAAAATATTATAATTTTTATCAATCATTTTATACATGCGTTTTACTATTTCTTTATTTCTAGGTTCATTATCAAAAATATATGTTACATTTTCTGGACTAACTTTTAATATCAAGTCAGCGCCTGCGGCCGCTAAACAATTATCTATAAACAGACTATCAATTGGTCCTTCAGTAATGTAAATATGTTTTTGAAAATTTACTCTTTCTAAACCATATACCTTTTGTTTAGTTTCGTCAAGCTTAATTGTTAAATATTTTGGTTGTTCTTTACCAAACGCTCTACCTTGAATTGCAAATAAATTACCAGTTGTATCATAGAAAGGTATTATCAATCTTGGATGTTCACCTTTAAAATTATTAAATGTATCTGGCTTTATCTTATTAACTAAAGACATAAATTCATCTGTATAGTAAAGTATATCGAAAAACTTATCTGGTATTTTTCTTTTAATAATATATTTTTTGGCTGGGTGTTCATCAGGTAATTCTGATATTGTAGGTAATTCTTCTATAATATTAATCTCTTTAAATACTGGTGGTTTAAAATTAAAGTTTGGTTTAGGTGTTGCTGGTGCTGATCCTTTATATCTTTCTAATACAAATTCATCATGCAATTTAGTATCTATAAACTTAATAAAATTGGCCAGGTTTTGACCCATACCACAGTTATGACATTTAAAGAACATATCATTTTTAACTCTATAAAAATATGCTCTTGCTTTACTTTTATTTTTTTGGGAATCTCCACAATGTGGACATCTGAAGTTAAATAAATTATCGTTCTTTCTTTTGAACTTACTCAACCTGGACGATAATAAATTAATAAATTTTAAATCAATATAAGATGACATAACACAAGAACTAATATACTATAGTTTGTGTTGTTTGTCAACCTATTTTATTAACCGAATATACTTAATAGTTTATTGAAATCTTTTGTTATTAAAAATATAACTACAATGGCCGCACCTAAAAGAATCCATCTGGCCTTTTCAAGCATACTAACTCTACTGCCTATATCATTTCGTAATGCTTTTATCTCTGTAAGCAATCTTCGTTCAACTTGATTAATTTCTCTTTGCAATTCTCTATAGACATTATCAATTTCATCCGCTCTATCTTTAATCTTTTCAAATATAATTGCGTCTGTTTTTTCTTGTCTTTCAATCTTTTCTTCATGCACGGCCAACATAGATTTAATGCAAGAAGAAACATCAGTTAATTTCTCAATAGCCGTATCTAAACGATTATTGATGCCACTAATGTTTTCAAGGTCTTTTTTAACGCCTTCTAACTCTACTCTTATATCTAAGTTGTCGTTTTCCATTTATTATCTTGCTAACGGATTAGAATTTAATGCTCTTAATTCTTTAATTTGAACTTTTAATAGTTCAACTTCTTTTTGAACTAATGCTAATTCTTGTTTAACTTGACTTGCTTTTGATGGATCTATACTATCTATCTTAGACATAATTTCTCCATATTTAATGAAGCCTCCACCAATTGCGCCAACGATTGCAACTGTAGCAATTATTTCCTTGAGATTATCTTTAATTTTTCCTATCATAAATTATCCTTTTTTTATTCCTTTTTTTAACATTTCAATTTCTAATATAATACTGTTTTGTTCATCTTCAATCTCCTTTAAGAGACGTTGTTTTACAGCAATAGGGTCTTTAATTATATACGCCGATAATGTAGCGTCTTTGTATATTTGTTGCTGTGATATATTTATCTGTTTGTAGAAGTCTGAATTAGGTATTCCAACCATTGTTTTACCGTCTTGTAATCTTTTGTTTTCATATGACGATAAATCAGCTGCACTTGCTTTCATACCATCTAGTTTTATATCTTGTATTGCCCTTGTTCTTTCGCTTACCGTCATTAATGTTCTATCAACTTTTGCCAATTCAGACTTTATTTTTGCATCTATGCTTGCTGATTTGGCATCTGCCTTGGCATCTCCAGTAGAAGTAATCCCCGCTGAAGTTGATGTAGTCTTTGAATCTGATACACTTTTTTCATTAGTCGTCTGCGTCTGCGATCCTTCTGTTTTCGCACTTTGAGTTGTTCCAGGCTGAGCTGCTGGAGCTTGCGTTGTTTGTGTTGGCGAATCTGTTGTCTTACTAGTTGTCGTATTCTGTGGACCTGACGTAGTGTTAGCATTTGTTCCTCCTGTTGTTGTATCATTAGAAGTAGTAGAAGCGGTTTTTGTCGGTGCTGCGGACATTGGTCCGTCAGCTGTAGAAACTGTTTTAGTTGGCGCCGGTGTTGTGGACATTGGTCCATCTGTCGTGGAAGTTGTTGCAACTGGTTTAGAAGTATCTAGTGTATTATTTGAAGTTGCTGTTGCACCTGGTGCAATGTAAGTAAATTTACCTGGACCTAATGAACCATCTCCTGCTGTAATACTTTTTGATGCTAGAGATGCTTTATCGTCATTGGTGCCTACATAACCTCCTGTAGATTTACCATCAGCACCAAATAAATTTGATATAGGTCCTGTAAAATTTGCAAGTGGAGGAGGTGGTGCCATCATAGGACCTGAGAATGCCATAGGATCACCAAATGTTGCAATTCCTAATTTTTCATTTTGTTGTTGCATAATTGGTGCAGTTAAAAATTTATCAAACGATACTGGCGGAAGTGTACTAATTACAAAATCAGGATTAGCAGAAATTGATTTATCTGTTATTAAAAAAGGCAAATTTTGTAATGATGTGGGTGCATAATTTAATGACGTTAAATCTGGAGGACAAGTTGATGGAGTATTTTGCCAACATAAAACAACTGCTGTATTAGTTACAAGTACTGAACTTATATTTTGATCAACATAGTTATAAGAAATACTAAGACTAGGTGATGCAACATCAACACCACTAAAATTATTACTTGACGAACCAAAATCAAATCTTAACTTTGATTGATAACCTAATGTTAATTGAGAAGTACCGTCATAATTTGTTTTTTGACCTATAATAATATTATCTAATGGTCTATCAATAAAGCCTGCAATATTTCCTGCGCCATTACCACTAGGTATTCCATTACTAGACATACTTCTATTTTGTGTGATGATTTCTCCTGTATCTAAGTTAGTAACTGATTGTGATATTGTTAATCCCATAGGATTAGAAAACCAAAAATCTGTTTTAGCAGATGCTGATTGAGTAAATCCATAGGCTTGAGATACAACATTTATTCCTAATCCTGTTAATGGTGCTGATGTTTCAGCATAAGAAGTTGTGCCTTTACCTGTTAAATAGTTACAACCCATATCACTAGTTCCGCCTGTTACGTTTGTTCCTGTCCATACCGGTGAACCACCTATTGTACTACAAAAATTATAATTCGCTAATACATTACCTGTGTTTTGATTATTTGTAATTGAAGTATTTACAGTAGTAACTTGATTTAAAGAACTGTAAGTAATATCTCCTAAAGTTGGTGTATTAGTTTGTTTTGTTGTTGTACCTATTGGAAGTGTGGTTGTTTTTGAAGTTGTAGTTGTAGTTGAACCATTAGCATTTTGTGTAACGTATGTTGATACAGTTTTTGTATTACTTGAATTGCTTGTATTGATTTGACCATAAGAATATCTAGCTCCTACAAGTAAACTTAGTATAAAGAAAATTGCTAATGTAATTTTATATCTATTAGTCATTAACTTTTAGTAATTACAATATAACAACATATAGTAACAAGTATTGTTAATATTATAATATCCATACTCACTCCTTTCGGTGTTGTATTAGTTAGTTTTAGGGGTATTGTTTTCTTGTTGTTTTTTTAGCAACTCTATTTTTTTAATTTCTTCTTCTTTTTGAGTTGCCTCTATTACTTTAAGTTTATCTACATATTGATTGTAGTCTGGTCTTAACTTATCGTATTTTGCCCACTGTTGTGTAGCTTCAGCACCAATTTTACCTTCGAAAGGACATGGTGTTCCTGATTGTTCCATTGCAAAAAATACTCTAGGGTCTTGACATAGAATAGACACTGCGGCCACTTTCATGCCTAAGTCGTTTAATGTTTTAGATAGTTTAATTCTTTCACAATTCTCATCTCTGTAATAAGAACCTCCTGAAAAACCTAAACCTACTGTTGATAGTCCTGCACTGTAACCAACAGAACATAAATCTTGTGAATAGGCAGACATGCTTGGAGCAGATGCAACCGCAGCTACTCTAGTGTCTCCTGAATATGCAGTAGAATTAGAAGTCGTTGTAGTATTTGAAGTATTACTAGAACCTGACTGGTATGTTTCAGAAGTAGAAGAAGTATAACCTCCTGTAATTGAAGTGTTACTTCCGCTTGTATTATTCTGTGTGGTACTTTGTGCTATGGCACTTGTCGAAATCACTTGCGTAAAAGCCATTATAAAACATAATAAAAGACCTGTTAATCTTTTCATTTGTTCCTTTAATACTACTATTTATTCATTCTACTTTTTCGAAAATGCTCTATTACCAAACCAGAAAGCAACAACAGCAGAAAATAGTCCTGCAGTTTCTTCGTCCCATAGTTTAGGTATTGAATCTACTACTGAAGTGCCTAATCTCAATAATGCAATTAACGCACATACTTTTATTAAAACAAAAAGTATAAAAAAAACATATGTAATCACAGGCCTAACTGAAGCTCTCATTGTTTCAATCCAAGGACTTCCTTTTAAAGAAGCATCTTGATCATATAAACCTTTTGCTTCTTCAGCATTGGCCTGTGCTTCTATCATCTTAATGTTAAGGTCTATTCCTCTTTGCTGAAGTTCTGCTCGAAGTTTTAATTCTTCTAAGTCAGCGGCTCTTTTTGATTTTTCTTTCCACATATCGAATATGGAGGGTATGATAGATGTACCAAAACCTAATAATGTGCCTAATAAACTTAACATATAATAACCTTATGATCTAAACTTGTTTATAATAGTATTTATACTATTCTTTACTTTATTAACAACAGTATCCACTATTGCTGGTCTTGGAATGTACCAACCAATAACTATACCTATTGCAATTAATACTAACATTTTAATCATTTCTTGACTCCTTTTTATTTGGTTTTATCTATATAAGTCTTATAGATGTTATAAGCAGCGTTCAATTGAGTCTTAACAACTGTATCACTACTTCTTTCAGATGCTACTTTGGCTCTCTCGGCCATATTAGTAGCGGCCTGAATCTTATGAACGATAGAATGACTAGATGTTTCTATTCTTGTTACGCTTTCTCTAGCAACGTTCTCGTTTACAAACTGTAAATTTGGTATTACGTGATCTACAACATCTTTAGTATCTTGTGTATCAGTCATTGTTGGTGTAGTATCGACTCTAGTTAGAGAATGACCTGTCATTGTTTTACCTTTGTCGTCTTTTTTATTATGGTTTTTTCTATTTAATTTGTGTTGAATGTTTTTAGAAGGCATGACGGCCATAGTACCTCTACTATCACCTGTACCTTGATTTCTTGGTGCAGTATCTCCTAAATCTGCCTCAGGTTTCATAGCATCCATACTACCAATAGAAAATCCCCCTATACCAGAAAAGTTAGCATCGTCATATTCTTTTAAATAATCTTTTGCAAATTCTTTAAAAGATTTGAATGTTTTTTTAGTCATTATTTTATGTTATATTTTTCTTTGAATGATTTTTTAGGTTCTTCTTTAACCATTTTAATTTCTGATTGTTTAGGTGCGTTCATATTATCTATGAATAAATCTGTTTTATCTAAACTATCTAATACTTGTTTTAGCATAACGTTATTGTTATCGGTATTTTCTTGAACTTTTCTTTTCAACATACCCATAACTGGATTCTTTTTCTTTTTTCTAAGACCAAAACCTTGGCCTGTTATATTGTCTTTAGGTTGGACACCAGGCTCACCAGCAGGTCCTACACCAACACCTGCAATTGCTCCACCACCTACATTATTTGTTGGAGCTGACCCCATCATACCAGCAGCGCCGTCATCTTCTTTTACTAACATTCCACTATTATCTATTTTATAATTTAATGGTATTGGTTTACATTTTTGATCTGTATAGCAATAATATTCTCCTGCTTTACAAGTTTGATTGGTTTCTCTAAAATTTTTAAATTTTTTCATATTCTGATATTAATTCTCCATCTTTTTCATATACGTCTATTCCAAAACAAGTCATAAAAGGTTCTTCATTACTTTCTTTTATAACTCTCACTTCATTTAATAACTTATCATATACATTAATTTGTTTAAGATAAGATACTACTGTACTTTCTATTAAGGATTTATGCTTTTGAAGTTCTTTATTTTCTTTAAGAATAAAAGCTAATGCCACTGCAAAAGAAGATAATGAAGATCCCAACCCCATTTTTTGCAATATTCGTTTTAAATTAAAACAAAATCTGTGTAATACTGTATAAGAATCTTTCTCTGCTTCAGTATTCAACTTATTTGCTTTTCTTAAAACTTTACCAGTACGATCAATGATGCCAAACTTATAGGCTTCTTGTTGTTCCCATGGTGTTGATATTAATTTTACTATTCTATAAGTAATTAATAAATCTACTAATCTATTTGCCATTATAGTCCTTTTAGTATTTCTAAAACTTTTTTATCGGCATCCACTTCTTGTAACTCATGTGGATACAAATAATTTAAATAATCTAAAACAGATTTCAAAGCAGGCCAAAATCGAGAATCTAATTTATATAACAATAATGTAACTGCGGCTTCTACACCAAAAACATTTTGCAACACTATAATATGATTTACTACCAATCTAATATTTAAATCTCCAGTAAACACGTATTTACGAAACAATCTTTTAAGATATTTAAATCTTTTCAAATCTTCGTAAAATTCTCTCTCTTGTTCCAGAGTAGGATTATCATAATTATGTTGTGCAAACAATAACCAA